TAATGATGCTTTAGATCATTTTAATAGAAATACTGACAAGCCTTCTCCTTTTAAAACTATTAGTGATATTACTAAAACATTAACTACTAGAGGGATAAGAAAATCATTATTTGAAATATATGAATGGCTGATAAGTGATGATAAATATGGAGGGCATTGGGATAGAGATAATTTTACTTTAGGTATAAGACAAAATATAGGTCAAGATAGAGGTGTAGTATTATCTCAAAATAAGAATATAACTGGTATGCAAATATCAGAAAATTGGGATAATGTTTGTACTAAAATATTACCTTATACTACTGATGGTGAAACTTCTATTTTATTAGATGATACTTATGTTGAATTATCAGAAGAATTATATGATATTCCTTATACTAAGGTTGTTAAGTTTGAAAATAAATTTAAAAAAGAAGATTTTTTCTCTTATGAGGAATTTTTAATTGCTACTAAAACTTGGTTAAAGGGACAAGCAGATGCTTATCTTGAAGAAAATAAACTTCCAAAGATTAATTATTCAGTATCAGCTAAGATAGATAATGTTAGTGATGTAGGTGATGTTATTTATATTAAGCATCCTAAATGTAAAATTAATATTATTACTAATGTTATTGGGATAACTTATGATGCTATAAGAAAAAAATATATAAAGATAGAGTTTGGTAATTTTAAGAAAGAAATAAAAAATCTTACACAAGAGATTACTAATAGTATAAAAAAAGATACTGAAATTTTAGTTAATGAAAATACTATTTTATTGCAGAAAGAATTAACTGATGCAACTAATAGAATTAATTCTGTATTAAGTGATAGTTATGTTTTAAATCCTACAGGTAGTGAAATTATTGTAGTTGATAAATTACCTAAAGAAGAAGCTAAATATTGTTTAAAAATAAATAGTGCAGGAATTGGATTTAGTTCTAATGGTATTAATGGAACATTTAATAGTGCATGGACTATTGATGGGACTTTAGATATGCAACAAATGAATGTTATTAATTTAGTTGCTGATTTAATTAAAGGTGGAACATTAAAACTTGGTGGTGTTAATAATTCAAGTGGTGTTTTAGAGTTGTATGATGAATCTAATTCATTAGTTGGATTGATGAATAAACAAGGTTTAAAAATGTATGGATTAGATGGTTCTTATGTATTATTAAACAATGAAGTAGGACTTGCTGGTTATGATAAGAATGATAATAAAAGTTTTTGGGCTGATAAAGATGAGTTTCATATGAAGAAGTCAGTAATTGAAGAAGAAATAACATTATGTAATAAAGAAAGATTTATTCCTATTACAATTACAAATGATGAAGGAACAATTGTCAATGATGGAATAGGTCTTGTTTCCACGAATATTTAGGAGGTGAGAAAATGGCTTTACAAACTAAAACAATAACAGGAAGTACATCAAGTTCTAACTGGTCTTGGAAAATGGAAATTATTGAAAATAGTATTAGTATTGAAGATAATACTTCTAGTATAACAGTTAAATCATATCTAGGTCGTCCTTATAGTGCAAGTTATTTTGGTGGAAATGCAGATGTTAATATAACTTGTAATGGTGATTCGAGAACTACGAATAATAAAACATTTTCTTATCCAACTAATGTTGCTAAAGAAGGCTGGGCTTTAATTCAAACTGAAACATTTACAGTAGAACATAATGCAGATGGAAGTAAAGAAATTGTTGTTTCATCTTCATTATCTAATGCTAGTTTTACTCCTAAAACTGCGAGTGCTGAAACTGAAGAAGATGAGTCTTTTGTTTTAACAAAAATACCAAGAGCTAGTAGTGTAAGTGGTGGCTCTGGAAATATTGGTTCTGTATCAAAGATTAGCATTACTAGAGCTAATGATACTTTTACTCATACATTAGAATATGAATTTGGAGATTTATCTGGAACGATAGCAACTGGTGTAGGAACATCTTATGATTGGACTATTCCTACAAGTTTTTATGCTGAAATACCTAATTCTAATAGTGGTAAAGGAACTATTATTTGTAAAACTTATAGTGGTGATACTTTAGTAGGAACAAGTAGTATAGAGTTTACTGCAAAAGTGGTTAATTCAAATCCAACAATAGGAACATTTACTTATCAAGATAGTAATTCAAATACTGTTTCTATAACAGGAAATAATCAAAGAATTATTAGAAATAATAGTAATTTATTATTTACTGTTGGTTCTGCTACTCCAAAAAATAGTGCGACTATTAGTAAATATGAAATTACTTTTAATAATGTAGTAAAATCTAGAACATCAGTTGGAGATTTAGATTTTGGAAAAATAAATTTATCTAGTAATACAACTGCAACTTTAAAAGTAATTGATAGTAGAGGTAATATTGCTACTAAACAAATAACAGTAATAGTAGATAATTGGATATTGCCAACAGGATTAATTACTTTAAATAGAAAAAATAATTTTTATTCAGAAACTTATTTGACAGTAGATGGAACTTATTCAAGTTTGAATGGTAAAAATACAATGACTATTCAATATCAGTATAAAGAAGTATCTGCTACTGAATATTCTAAATTAAAAACAATATCAGACAATACTAAAGAAACAATGAATTTAGATAATAATTATCAATGGAATATAAAAGTAGTAATAACAGATAAAATTGGAACTACTACTTATAATTTATTTCTTGATAGAGGTATGCCTATTGCATTTTTTGATAGGCTTCTTTCTAGTGTGGGAATAAATTGTTTTCCAACATTAAAACAAAGTTTAGAAGTGTTTGGAAGTTTCTTATTAAATAATAAAAGTATTGTAGACTTGATATATCCAATTGGTTCAATATATATGTCAGTAGATTCAACTAATCCAACAACTAATTTTGGTGGAACATGGGAACAAATAACTGATTCAAATATATCATCAATAGGTTATATATGGAAAAGAACAAAATAGGAGGAAAAAAATAAATGGATAAAGAATATCTTGAAAGATTAGTTGAAGTTGAACAACGAAGTAAATCTAACACTAAAAGGTTAGATGAGGATGAGAGAAAAATTGATGATATTCATAATCTTGCTTTATCTGTAAGAGATTTGGCTACTGAGGTTAAATTAATGAGGCAAGATTTAAATAAAATGGATAAAAGAGTTATGGCTATAGAGGACAAACCTAATAAGAAATTAGACCAATTATGGGGCTATGTAATGTCTGCTTTAATTGGTGGAGTTATTGGGTATGTCTTTTTAAAATTAGGAATGAAATAGGAGGTGAAAGAATGGAAATTACTTATGTATTGATAATAACACTTGTTGCTTATGTATTAGGTTCTATTACTAAGATATTTATATCTACGATACCTAATAAATACATACCGTTACAAAATGTAATTATAGGTTTGATTAGTGCATTTATTTGTTATTTTACTAAAGTTGAAACTAATTTGTTTCAAGCAATAGTATTGTGTTTAGTATCAACAATGGGTGCAGGTGGAATTGCAGATTTAACTAAAATAAAGAAGGGAGAATAAAAATTATGGAATTAACAAAAGAAATGGAAATTGAATTATCAAATGGAAAGGAAGAAGGTGAAGAATAATGATTAAATCAAATTTAACATCAAAAGTAGTATTAGCAGATTCTAGCAATTATAATAAAGGTAGATTTGGTTATAAAGTTTGTAAGATTACTCCTCATCACATGGCTGGTAAGTTATCTGGAGAACAATGTGCAAAAATATTTCAAAATCCTAATCGTAATGCTAGTGCTAATTATTGTATTGGTAATGATGGAGATATAGTTTGTAATGTTAGTGAAGAAAATAGAGCATGGACTTCTTCTTCAAAATCAAATGATTGTCAGGCTATAACTATTGAGGTATCTAATAGTGAAAACGGAGGACAATGGAGAATATCAGAAAAGGCTTGGATTTCATTAGTTAATTTATGTGTTGATATTTGTAAAAGATATAACTTTAAATTAATTTATGATGGAACACCAAAAGGAAGTTTAACAAGACATAATATGTTTGCGAATACTTCTTGTCCTGGAAAATATTTACAAAGCAAATTTCCAGAATTAGCCGAAATTGTAAACTCAAGATTAGAAGAAAATAATACTATAACATTAAAATATAAAGAAGGAGATGTTGTAAACATTACTGGGGTATATGTTTCATCTACATCAAATAATAAATTAAGACCAGCTATAACAAAAGGAACAATAACTAAAATTATATCAGGTGCTAGAAATCCATATTTATTAGATAATGGTAAAATTGGATGGGTAAATGATGAATGTATTGTTTCTAATAATGTTAAGTATTTATCTAATAAAAATTATAGAGGAACATCAATTGTTGATGCTTTAAATCAAATTAAAGTTGATAGTTCTTATAATTATCGTGCTAAACTTGCAAAAAACAATGGTATAAACAATTATACTGGAACAGCAAGTCAAAATACTAAAATGTTAGAAATGTTGAAAAAAGGCACTTTAAAAGCAGTTTAATGAAGTGTTATGGTTAAGACTGAGTTCTTAACCTCTTTTTCTTTACTTTTTTGTCAAATTATGCTATTATATACAGCCAATTAAGGGGATATAATATGGTTGAAAAAGTGATAATTGATAAAAATGTAATAAAATCTATAACAAATAGAAATGATAGATGTTTAGTTATACAATATAATTTAAAAAGTAAGAGAGCATTTTTCAAGACAGAAAATATGGTAAAAAGAAAACCTATAGAACTATCCAGAGTGATAGAACTATAGGTTCTTTTTATTTGCCTCTCATTTGATTATAAATATTTAATACACCATCTAGCCAATATTGATTTAAATTATTTGGATCATTATCAGCACCAATAGGACAATATTTTGGTTGTATTTCTTCTAATGTATCTAATCCTAAATTATAATAATTCTTTTTTAAATTGTTTAAATATTTTTCTATTCCTTCTTCTAATGAATTGAATGATTGTAAAACTGATTTTGAACCATTCCAATACATCATTCCACCAACATTATTTAACGATTTAAATGCATAAGATGTATAATGTCCTGTTTCCCATTTTGCTATTGCAATCGCCATCAGTATTTCATCATCATTTAGTTCTTTTTCTATTCCAGCATCATAAATCATGCAACTTATTTTATCATAAGAACATACTTTAACTTCAGGTAATTCAATAATTTCCTCAATAATTTCTTTTTCTATGTTTTCTTCTGTTTCATCTTTGATTGTTTCAGTAATAATTGTTGATGCTGATACTTTTTTTATATCTTCTTTTATTATTAGATTATTTATTCCAAAATAAGCAAATGCAATTATTGTATATATTGTTGCTACTTTAGCAATTCTAGGTAATTTCATAAATAATTTAGCTATTAAATTATCAAATGAGTATATTATTTTATAAATAGTGTAGGCTAGTCCTACGATTATATATATTAAACTTTGATATATTATTTTTAATAATTTGTTTGTTTCCTTTTTAATTCTTCTTTTAATTCTATTTTTTTTAGAATATCTTTGTATTCTAGTTTCCATTTTTTAATCTCCTTTTTATTAAATTTTCTTGATTTTCAAAATGGAATCTATTATAATTGTATTGAAACATTAATTTGTTTCAGATTCCATTTTGGAATTTTGGTTATCGTATGTTTTGTTTTGCGTCAT